ACCGGCATTGCCATTGGTCGGCGTGCGCTCATCAACGATGACCTGAGCTCACTGTCGGACTTCAGTTCGGGCATCGCCATCCGTGCGGCCAATGATGAAAATCGCCTTGCCTATGGCGTGCTGTCGACCAACGCGGCGCTGTCCGACACCGTGGCCCTTTTCCATGGCGATCACGGCAACCTGGCCGCTTCGGGTGACGCCATCAACGCCACTTCGATCGGCCTGGCCGTCGCGGCCCTGCGTGCCCAGACCAGCCTTGATGGAATGGTACTCAATCTGCAGCCGGCCTTCCTGGTGGTCGGTCCTGCTTATGAGACGGCAGCTCGGCAGATCCTCGCGTCGGTCAATGCGACCAAGGCTTCGGACGTCAACGTCTGGAGCAACTTCGCAGAGCTTGTGGTCGACGCGAACATCACCGGGAACGCTTGGTATCTGTTCGCTGCGCCGTCCGCCGCCCCGGTAGTCGTCTACGGCTACGTGGGAGGTAGTGAAGGACCGCAGGTCCGCAGTGAGCGAGATTTCGACACCCAGGCTGTCAAGGTTGCGGTCTCGCTCGACTTCGCGGTTGGCGCGATCGACTTCCGCGGCGCCTACAAGAACGCTGGCGGCTGATGACAAGCGAAGAATTGCTTGAGCAAAGGGCGGCCCTAGTGGCCGCCCGATCATCTGGCGAGCTTCGCGTCGTCTTCCATAGCGGCGGCACAAGGCGGGAAGTCGAGTATCGCAGCATCTCCGACATCGCCATGGCGATCGCCGCTATCGACCGTGACCTGGCCGCCCTCAACGGCCGTCGCGTGACGACCTTTCTACCCTCATTCAACAAAGGCTTTTGACATGAAGAATTTCATCGCCCCCGGCGACATGATCACCGTCACCGCACCGGCCACCGTCGCGTCGGGTGACGTCGTGGTGGTCGGCAAGCTTGCCGGCGTGGCCGCAACCGATGCCGCCTCGGGTGCGCCGGTGGAAATCAAGACCAGTGGCGTCTTTGACGTCGCCAAGACCAGCGAACAGGCCTGGATCGTTGGCGCTGCGATCTACCATGACGGCACCGCCGCCACGACAACCGTCTCGACCAACGTGCCGATCGGCCATGCGGTTGCCATCGCCGCCAATCCTTCGGCGGTCGGCCGCGTCCGACTGAGCATCTAAGGTGGACTGGAGGAAACTTGAGGAGACGGTCGACAAGACCGTCTCCCGATCGTTCGGCGAGTCCGTCCGTCTTTCGTTCTTTACTTCGGGCGGCACGATCGACTCCAGCCGGCCGGCGGTAGACATTCGCTCCGTGCTCCACACAGGCGGGGACGACTCCAACGCAGTCGGCCTGCAGGACGGCTTCCGTGTTCGGCTATCGGCCGGCTCGGGCGAGCTATTCATCGACCGCTCGACCTATGACGGGCCGATGCCGCGCCGGGGCGACAAGGTCAGGGCAAACGACCGGGCGGGCCAACCGTGGTTCGAGGTGCACGCCATCAGCGATCGCTATTCGAACCTGTTGGTGTTGTCGCTCAATCAGGCGTGACGACGGCCTGCGGCGCCTGAAGTGTCAATGTCAAGCCATTGATATCACTTGGAAAGGTACTCCCTGGCGCCAGGGGCCTTGCGGGCGATATACCCCGATTCCCGACCCTATCCTAAGGCTCCCAAGGGGGTTCCGCCGCCATGAGTGACAACGTTAGTGCCCGCGATCTGGGCGCATACCTGGGCGTGTCCGACCGTTCGGTTCGCGAGCTTGCCGCGCGAGGCGCCATCGAAAGGACCGCCCGTGGCAGGTACGACCTTGCCGACTCCGTTCGGCGCTACTGCACACACCTGCGCGAAGTCGCCGCCGGTCGTGGTGGCGAGGGCGCGGTTTTGGATCTTACCCAGGAGCGAGCCCGGCTCGCCCGCGAACAGGCGGACGCTCAAGAACTGAAAAACCGGACCTCCCGCGGGGAGTTGCTTCCTGCGGACGCCGTCGAGCGCGAATGGTCTGACATTTTGCAGCGGGTTCGCAGCGCCCTGCTTTCGATAACCGGGCGGGTGCGCCAACAGATCTCCACCATGGACACGGCCCAAGCGACGATTCTGGACCGCGAAATCAGGGACGCCTTGACGGCGCTGGCCGATGATAGAGACGACGCGCTGCCGCGCGCTGGCGTGCCTCCGGCCGCCACCGAAGACGCGACTTTCCTCCTGGACTGAACAAACCATACGGCTACCCGACGACGTGTCGGCGCTGCCGGGCCCGATCCGTCTCTACCCGTTTCAGAGCGGCATGGCGGACGCGATCGGCGACCCCACCGTTGAACGCGTCACCATTCAGAAGAGTGCTCGGGTTGGCTACACAACCCTACTGGTTAGCGCGCTCGCAAACTTCGTCGTCAACGACCCCGCGCAAGTGCTGGCCGTGCTCCCCGTCGAGAAGGATTGCCGCAACTTTGTAGTGGCCAATGTGGAGCCGATCTTTCGGTCGTCTCCGGCACTGGCTGGAAAGCTTTCCGGCGCTCAGGTCGGCGCGGATAACCGCAACACTATGTTGTCCCGACGGTTCGCGGGCGGATCGCTCAACGTTGTCGCAGCAAAGAGTCCGAACAATCTTCGTGGCCACAACACTCGCGTCCTGATCATGGACGAAGTGGACTCGATGGACATCACCGCGGAGGGCGATCCCATCTCTCTTGCGGAGGGGCGAACATCTTCATTCCCCGACCGTAAGATCTTCATCGGTAGCACGCCAACCGAGACGGCCACCAGCTTAGTTTGTGACGCATATTCACGTTCCGACCGCCGCGTCTACGAAGTGCCGTGCCCGGAATGCGGTGACTTCCACGAAATCATGTGGGAGCAGATTCGCTGGCCGGAAGGCGAGCCGGAGAAGGCGGCCTGGTGCTGTCCTTCTTGTGGCTCCTTCGTTGATGAGCACCACAAGACGGGGATGGTCGAGGCGGGGCGCTGGCGCGCGACCGCGCCGCATGTCCAGGGGCACGCCGGCTTTCGCATCAACAGCCTCGTGTCGCCGCTGGTCAACGCTCGGTGGGGGAAGCTGGCGGCCGAGTTCCTCGAAAAGAAAGACGACCCCGACAAGCTCCGCACGTTCAAGAACCTGGTGCTAGGGCTTCCCTGGGAGGACGCGGCGAACGCGATCGATGAAGATGAAGTGGCGGGGCGCGGGGAAGCCTTTGGCATAGGTGCAATCCCCGAGGCGGTCCTCTATCTAACCATCGGAGTGGATGTCCAGGACGACCGCGTCGAAGCTGTGACGGTCGGATGGGACCGCGAGGGCGGAGCTTATCTCCTCGACCACGCGGTGATCTACGGCAGCCCAGACGACGCTACCACATGGCGCGATCTGGACGCGCTGATTACGGCCCGCCATTCCCATCCGCTGGGCGGAACGATTGGGATCGACGCCGTAGCAATTGACAGCGGCGACGGCGACTGGACCCAGCGGGTCTACGACTTCACCGGACCCCGCGCCAGGCGCCGTGTCATGGCCGTGAAGGGCATGGGCGGCTCCCGAAAGGTCATTGTCGGCAGCACCGCAAAGACCTTGCGGAATCTGTTCATCGTCGGTGTGGATGTCGTCAAGACGACCCTGATGCACCGCATCTCTCGGGCGACCGGTATCCGATTTTCGGATCAGCTAGAGCCGGTGTTTTTCGAGCAATTGCTGAGTGAGCGGAAGACCTTCAAGCGGGTTGCCGGGCGCATCGTCTCCCGTTGGGAGCGCATCCCAGGCAGGCAAGCTGAAGCGCTCGACTGCTGTGTGTACGCCTTCGCGGCGCGACAAGTAATTCCGAACAATTTCGAAGCGCGCGCCGCTGAGCTACGGCGGGAACCGCGCGCACCGGCAAGACCGCGCGTGATCCAGAGCGAATGGATGAACAGATGAGTGATCTACCAAAACCCGCCCTCCCGCACCATTCACGTGCAGGTGTATGTATTCGAATTTTTTGGACTGTAAGGCCCGCCCCCAAAATCAAGGACGTCAAATGACACAGACATCGTATGCGCTGCTAACCAACACCGGCAGGGCCAAGGAAGCAGCCGCCCTTGGTGGCGGCGACCAGGTCGTCATCACGCACATGGCGATCGGCGACGGAACCGTCGCCCCATCGGGCGGCGAGACCGAGCTTTACAACGAGACGGCCCGCAAGACGATTTCGGGGCAGGGCGTCGTTTCCGGCGCGTCGAACGTCGCCTACAGCGACATTTTTCTCGCCGCGGCGGAAGGCCCGTACACGATCCGCGAAGCGGGCATGATCGACAGCGACGGCGACCTTATCGCTATCGCGAAGTTCGACCCGCCAATCAACAAGCCTACGCCGGATAGCGGATCGACGATCGAGGGCACCATCCGCATGGAGGTGGCGTTCAGCGACCTGGCGGTGGTGACCATTACGGTCGACCCGTCAATGGCAGTGGCACTGCAGCGGCTTTCGGTTCTGCCGTGGATCCCGGTGAAGTCGGTGACGACCACGGCCCCGCCCGGCTCGCCGACTGCTGGCGACACGTATGTCATCCCCGACAGCGCCACGGGCTCATGGTCCGGCCATGATCAGAAGGTGGCGGAATACACGGCAGCCGGTTGGGCGATTATTACACCAAAGGACGGCCATGGGGTGGGGCTTCCGGACGGGCGCGAGTATATCCGTATATCTGGCACGTATGTGCGGTCGCTGTCGCGGCAGGAAATCGACACCGCCGTGACCGACGCCGGACTTACGCCGGACCACACCGACGTGACGCTCTTGTCGCAGGCAATTGCACGCGGCACGACCCGCGTTTCGCAGCGGATTATTGCGGCCTCCGAGACCTATACCCCACACTCCGGGCTTGTCGTGGTCGATGTCGAGATCGTCGGGGGTGGCGGCGGTGGCGGTGGTGGCTACGGCCAGCCGAGCCCGAACGTTAGCCCTGGGTCGGGGGGCGGCGGCGGCGGGTACTCCCGGAAGATTTACACTGCCGAAGAACTTGGCGCGTCGGCTGCCGTCGTTATCGGCGCGGCCGGCATCGGTGGCACCGGGCAGGTAAGCGGGGGCAATGGCGGCGCTACGACCTTTACGCCTGCAGGCGCCGGAGCGGAAATGTCTGCCTTCGGCGGCGTGGGTGGCCTCTATGGCCCTACGTACACGACGATTGCGCGAGGTCAGAGCATTTCACCTGGCGGCACCGCCTCAGGTGGCCAAATCAACGTCTCGGGCACTGCGAGCGGATGGCCACTGGCGTACGGCGGCTCGGAGTATCAGGCGATTTCTGGCCGTGGGGGCAGTTCGCGTCTCGGCGTTGGCGGTCAGGAATCCAACGAAAACAATGACGGCAACGCCGGCGGCGGCTACGGCGCCGGCGGCGGCGGCGCGGCATCCCTGACCGTCAGCAAGACAGGGGCGAACGGCACGCCCGGCGCCTGTTTTGTCACCGAGTATTGGCGCGTCGAGTGATCACACTCCTGTCCTGATCCCCAATAGGGCGGCCCTTAGAGGTCGCCCTTTTCATTTTTCCCGATTGACATGCCGACCGCCCCGGGCGGCGGGGAGCTGAGTTATGGCTAGCCTTTCATCCCAACTAGTTATTTCACTTGTCGACAAGGTGACTGCGCCCGCGCGTGGCATCGCCCGTGCTGTTTCCGGCCTGCAATCGCAGCTTGCGGAAAACAACCGCAGGCTAGACGCGATGCGTGGACGGATGGTCGAAACCGCCGCCGTTGCTTACGGGTTGTTTCGCGCGATCAAGGCCCCGGTCATGGCCGCGGTTGAATTCGAAAGCGCGATGGCGGACGTCCGCAAGGTCGTCGACTTCGAGACGCCGGAAGCCTTCGCAAAGATGGGTTCGGACATCGTCGAGATGTCGACCCGCATCCCGATCGCCGCCAAGGGGCTGGCCGAAATCGTGGCCGCCGCCGGTCAGGCCGGAATGGCGGGCGACGAGCTACTGCAGTTCGCAGAAATGGCCGCCAAGGTCGGCGTCGCGTTCGATATGTCGTCGGGCGAGGTCGGCACCGCGCTGGCGAAGATCAAGACGCAGTTGAACATTTCGGTCGAGGGCACGTCCGCGCTGGCCGACGCAATCAACCACCTTTCGAACACGTCGGCGTCGGCCGCGCCCGACATCGTCAACTATATGAAGCGGGTTGCCGCCACCGGCGAGATGTACGGCTTCACCGCCACGCAGACCGCCGCCATCGGCTCCGCCATGATCGCGGCCGGCGCTGAGGCCGAAGTGGCCGCCACGTCGTTCCGCAACGTTGGCCGCGCGCTGTCCAAGGGCGAGAGCGCCACCAAGCGCCAGGCGGCCGCCTTCAAGCGCCTGGGGCTGGATGCGGGCGAGGTTGCCAAGCGGTTCAACGAGGATGCCGTCGGCACGCTGCGCGACGTCATCACGCGCATCAACGAATTGCCGGAACACCTGCGCGCGAACGCGCTGTCGGAAATCTTCGGTGACGAGGCGCGGGCGCTTGCGCCGCTGGTTGGCCAGATCGAGCTTTACGACAAGGCGCTTGCCAGCGTCGCGGTGCAAGCCAACTACCTGGGCTCGTCGCAAATGGAATATGACGCCCGCGCCGCCACCACCGCGAACAGCATGCAGCTTTTCGCGAACAAGGCGACGGCGGCGGGAATCGCGATCGGTGGCGCGCTGCTGCCAGCGCTGAACGACATCATGGATGCGCTTGGCCCGGTCATCATGGCCGCGGCGAAGTTCGCCGAGAATAACCCGCGCCTGACGCAGACGGTGGTTGCGCTTGCCGCGGGCCTTGTGGCCCTGCGGGTTGCCGGCCTTGCGGCGCGGTTCGGCCTGCTGTGGATGAAGGGCGGGTTTCTGTCCGCCGCCATCGTTGGCCTGAAGGGCGTAAGCGCCGCGGCGGCCGGTACGGGCACGGCACTGCGTGGGATGCGCAACGCGGCCACGGGGGGCGCCACCAGGCGCATCGCAGTCGATGCCGCCGCGAATGCCAAGGCGCTGTACGCGCAGCGCCAGGCGGCCTTCGCAAGCGCCGTGCACATGCGCGGCCTAGCCAAGGCGGGCGGCGTTGCCGGCCTGTCGATGGCGGACGCCACCAAGGCGGTCGCGGCTACCGGCCGCGAGGCCACGGCGGCACGGACCGCGCTTGCGGCCGCGAACACGCAGTTGCGGGCTACCGGCCCGGCCGCGCGTGCCGGCGCCGCCGGTGTCGCGGTCATGAAGGGCGCGATGAACGCCCTGAAGCTCGCCATCATCGGGACGGGCATTGGCGCAATCGTCATCGCGATCGCCCTGGCCGGCACGTGGATTTACAATAATTGGTCCGGCATCCGCGAAATGTTCGTGGGCATCGGCGAGGGCATCAAGGCGGCGTTCCCGGGCGCGGCCGCGGCTATCGATTCCATCTCAACCGCCATGGGCACGCTGTTCGGTTGGCTTGGTGACATCACCGGGCCGCTTGACGCGTCGGCGGAGGATTGGCGCGCCTATGGGCGGGGGATCGGTGAAGCGATCGGCGGCGCTGCGCAGACGGCGAAGGACGCCTTCAACGACCTGGTGGCGTGGTTTGCCGGAATCCCAAAGCGCATCAAGGAGGCCATCGGCAAGATCGACCTGTCCAACTTGATCACCTGGCCGAAGATGCCGGCTTTCCTAGGCGGTGGCTCGCCTGCGGCGGACACGGCGGCCGTCGCCATAGCCGGTCACAAAGCGATGGGCGGTCCCGTGGCTGCGGCCAAAACGTACTTGGTTGGCGAGAAAGGCCCGGAGCTGTTCACCCCGAATGTGCCGGGGCACATCAGCACTGCGCGCGAGACCGCGGCCGCGCTGGCCAACATGGGCGGCGGCATGAGCCTGCCGGCCCCACGTGGTGCCCCTGCCATGGCTATGGCGGCGAATAGCAACCGCCAGGCGGCGAACGACCACCGGCCGGCGCCGAGCATCACGTTCGGCGACATCAACATCAACGGCTCAAACCTGACCGCTGATCAGGTGCGACGCGAATTCGGCCGCGAGGTGGGGGCTTTGATGCGTAGCCAATTCTCCGATGGGGGGATGTGATGGCTGGTCCGGAACAACACGCCCCCCTCGCGATCCTCGACCTCCACATCGCCCAGCTCCGCGGCGAGATGGCAACGTTGCGGCTGGTCGTTGAGAATTCGATGGCCGGGTCGCTCATCGACACCGCGACCGACCCTGTGGTCGCCGCCGGCGAGTACTTCGCCGGCCTTTCGCGGCAAGCGGCGAAGCGTCGCGAGCCGGACGCGACGCCACACGTCGAGGCGGCCGTCTACGCCGCCTCCGATGCATTGGACCGACTACACCGGGCAGTCGTGGCCCGAATTAAGGAGCATCTACATGAACGATGAAGCCGCGAATCTTTGCGACTTGGGGGGCGCCTGGGCGACCCTTCGGCACATGTTGGCGAACGAGATCGCCGACCGACTGATGCGGAAACCCAAAACGGCGTTGGCAAAATGCGACGCCTACTTTGCATCGCCCGACAGCATGCCGGCCTTGGTGCCTGAAGGCGGGGGCACCGCTGACGAAGTCGCGGCGATCGCGGCGGGTATGGAGACGGAACGCCAGCGGATGCACGTGAGCGTCAGGGCGCAGTTGGAGGCGCGACTCAGGAGGTAGGGAGGCGGGGCGTCGCGCTGATGTGCGGCGGTCCTAGACTTGCCCCAAAGCGCGAGCCAACAAGATGCAGCCAAGAACAAAGGTTAGAAGAGAGGCGGCAATCGTCGCCAGTCCCCAATACATATATTTGTCAGCAGTGGCGATCTCATTGCGATCGACGTGACGTGTCGACAGAAAAGCCAAGACCCATGTGGAGGCGCCGAGTGCAGTTCCCATGGCCCATAACAGCATTGGACACACAAGCGCGCTCGCCAGCGGGCCTTCAGCCAGCGCTGCAGATTGGCTCAGTAGCGCGACGGCGGCGCCTGCATTGATCAGGATCACCGATTTGATTCCGCCCTGGGCATACTGCTGGGAAATCTCCCGATAGTCAGCCATGGCCTGTGCCTGATTTTAAGCGCTCCAATCGCTTGGTGGTTGCGGGGACCCGCTCCCGGCGCGGGCTCGTCTATTGATATCTTCCGCCCTTTCCTTGTCCCCGTCCGGCAGCCGCACCGGGATGGCAAAGGTGATGCGGTTTGCTTTGCCCGCCGTATGCTCGCCGCCACCCTCAATGCCAACACCGAAAACTTTTAAGTTGGCCCCACCCTTCCCGCTAGTCTCCGCTGAAACCGCGATGTCAAACTCGACCAACGTAAATGTACCAAACTGACCGGCGGCAAATGCATTCTTCCCACCGGGAATGCTGTTGGCATTATACGCATTGATATCTGAGCCGCCATCGGATCTCTGCGCTTCCCGCACCCCTTCGAGAATTTGGCTAAGGCTTTCTGCCACGAATTCTTTGACGTCCATCGCCATCCCTCCCATTCAGGTGCGGTCACCGTCGCACGCGAACGTTGCGGCGGCAACGACCTGACGAAAGAACAGCGCGACATCTATATCAGGCGGCTAGCGGAGTTGATGGGATATAAAACGGCGCATTCTGCGCCGTTTAACCAAGTCGGGGCTGGGCAGGCCGGACCGGGGCGCGGAAACAAAGGCATCGCCCTGCAGATCGCCGAGAATACGGGGCGTTGAATCACCATTTTTACTTCATGGTGAAATGGTAAAATGGTATTGGTGAAAACACAAAAGCTTACGCGCCCCGATAAGGGCGCTTGCTTTTTCTTGGATGTTGGTAAAGGCTTGTCGTCGGGTTTGACGGACCGACAAGAAAGCAGCCGCTATTCCTTTGGCGAGGATGAGTCTTCATTGGCGTGAAGACTTGCGGCTAGAAGAACGGACGCGCTTGGCGGCGCGGCTCCGAACGGCTGAAGTATGGCCGGGGTTGGGCGTGCTGTCCAGAGGATTTTTTCCTTAAAAGCGTCCAGCGGTTGCTCTTGACCGTCTGTCACACCCCGGCTGCCAGCGCCGTTTGCTGGCGTGGCTGTGACAGGCCAGCACTCCGAGAGCAAACCCCATGACCAACAACCAGCACTCTATGAATCCGGCCCGCGACGCCGCGCACGCCATTGCCCAATGGCGCTTCGCCGACCTCACCGGCGCCCCTACAGAACCGCACGCAGACCGTCTGCGCGCCATCGGCGTCGGGGCGCAGTTCCGCCCTTGCACCGACGGTGCCGTTGCCCTGCTGCTTTGTGGATTGTTGGGTGGCCTCTTTGACGAGTTGCCGGTCGACCCGGAGCACGATGTGGAGGCGCTTCACTGGGCCAAGGATCGGCTTATCGCCAACCTTCGGGGCTTTATCGAGGGCGCGACCGGCGCGTCGGCGGCGGCGCTTGGGTTCGAGGGCTATTACTTCCCATCGGCTGCAGTTGAAGCGGTGTCGGACCAGGTTGCCGCGTGAACAAATCGAGGCGGCCGACCAGCGGCCGCCTCTCGCTTGGAGAAAGTGCGATGCCGCGAAAGCCCGAACCCTTTACCGTCGAGCGGTTTGAGCGCCTGATGGTGATGGCCGCCGAGCTGGTAGACTGGGCAACTGAGCGCGATGGCCCCGCGGCGGGTGAACAGATGCGGCCTCTGTTGGATTTTTGGAAGAAGCACTACCTAGCCGCGCGCGATCGCCGGTCGGCCGTTGACGAGGTGCGGGCGCTGCTAGCGGAGAAGTCGGCGACGTAGGGGCAGATCGGCGGGGCGTTTTATTCCTCGGCGCGCCTGGCCATGCCTTTCACATGGCTTCGGATGTCGGCGATCGACGCGCGCATATTCGTATCAACAACGTCGGCGCCGCGTTCCTCGAGAGTATCGAGCAGTCGTTCAATCTTCCTAACGGCCGAATTCAGGACCATCGCGTGAACGTTCGGCTGGGGCACCGTATCCCAGGGCATGTCGCTGAAGCGTACCCCCGCACCGGCAACCCCGGTGAGGGCGCCCGGCGCAACAAAGATCACCCCGGCTTTTTCGACGGCAGCCTGAATCTTGCCGGCCGTCTCTTCGTTCAAACCGGTAGGGGCATCGCCTGGTTCGATCCGCTTAATTGTTGGCAGCGACACCCCCGCGGCCTCAGCCAATTGCGTTTGTGTCCAGCCAAGGAGGGCGCGCGCGGCCCTGATCTGCGCTCTCTGCATTATGCCTCTAGCCTAATCCTGTGATACTAATAGTTGACAACTGGGACGCGAAGCGTTATACCAGAGGGATAACGTAGATAGCCGTTCTGTTCAACAGGAGAGAGGCGACAATGACCCAAACGATGGACCACGGAGATTTCTGTTCTGCGTTCGCTGAACAGCTCGCGGGGCAGGCCGACTGGCGCCGCCGTAAATCGGATGATTTCCCGGATGATGCCGATCGCAATATTGCGGCGGCGGTAGAGCTGGAGCTTCTGGCGAAGCAGGCCGGCGAAGGCAAGATCAACCCAGCCCTCTCGGCTGCCTACCTGCGCGCGGCGGAAGACCGGGGCGGGGACGGTGATAAGGCCGGGGACTTGGCTCGATCGGAAAGTGAGAACCTGCGTCAGGTGGGCTTCTTGTCATCCTATGAGGCCCCGGACGATCTTTTGGAGACCATCCTGACCGAGGCACGAATTGCATTTAAGGCGTAGTGTCGGTGCGCTTAGCTTCAACGAGAATAACCGGGGGAAAGATTTGTGCCCATACATCAGTCGACGAAGCAGTTGATCGCAGACCAGATGGCTCGCGTTATGGTGTTGGACGCCGGCGGCGAGAGCGCTAACGCAGATGAAATACACAGGGCGGCGTTTGATCTTTGTACGGTTGCCAGAGAGTGCGAGGTTGATGCGGATACTCTTGCGCGGGCCTGTGCGATCGAAGAATTGCCGGAGGCAATCCTCAAAGAGATGCGGCCGATGCTCGAAGGGTTTTCGTCGCCTTCTTTTGCAGAGGATTTCGACCGGTGTCTTTTGATCTCCAGAAGGTCGATCTCAGAGGCTCGCGATAGAGAGCAGAAGTCCCGCACTTAAACTGGGGGGGGCCTCCAAATGCGCGCAGCCAATGACAACGTCGGGCCGGACACGCCGGTCCGGCTGGCCGACATCATTCCGCTGGCCTTTCCCCATGGCGGCATGACGGTCAGCGGCCTGCGTCGCGAGGCCCGCAGGGGAAACCTCACGATCATACGCATGGCCGGCAAGGACTTCACGACGGTCGGGTATATCGGGGAGATGATGGAAAAATGCCGCGTCGCCGCCAACCTGCACGACTTTGGCTCCGGCCGGCCAGCAAAGACCGCGGCGCCGTCTGGCTCATCCTTGACGGGGGGCGGCAATACAGCACTGGTTGCGGCGAACGCGATCGTGGAAAGGCTGAGGCAGCGCTAGCCCAACACATCTCAAAGCAGTTCATCTCTAGCCCGATGGGCAAGGATCGCGCCGCCAGTGAGGTCGGTGTGGCCGAGGTGATTGCGCACTATCTGGCCATGAAGGAAGACGGCTCCAAGCGCCCGAAAGAGTTGGCCGCGCGCTCGGCGGCGCTTCTCGCCTACTGGGGCGATAAGACTCTGGACGACATCACTACCAAGACATGTCGAGGTTACACGCAACAGCGATCAACGCCCGCCCAGGCAAGGCGCGAGCTAGAGGATTTGCGCGCTGCGTGTCGCATGGCGATTGCTGACAACGTTACGCGCCATGCTGTGACGGTCACGTTGCCGCCCAAGCCAAAGGGTAGGGTGAAGCATCTCGACCGGTCGCAGATGGCGAAGCTTATCTATGCGGCCTATCGAAAGCGTGAGGTGCAGCGTGGTGCCGCGACAAGGAAGAGGCCCACGGTACATGTGGCCCGCTTTCTACTGGTCGCCCTCTACACCGGCAGCCGTTCCGGGCGCGTTTGGCAGGCATCGTTCATTCGCGAGGAGGGGCGTCCCTTCATCGATCTGAACGCCGGGGTCTACTACCGAGCGGCGGAGAACGAGCAGGTCGCGGCGAACAAGCAGGCGCCACCGATTCGGTTGCCGGGCAGACTGCTCGCCCACCTTCGGCGCTGGCATAAGGGTGGCGCAGCTTACGTGTGTGAGTATCAGGGCCGGCCCGCTGACCCAAAGCGGGCCTTTAGAAACCTCGTCAAAGAAGTGCTCGGCAAAGACGCGGATGGCATCGTCCGGCACACGTTGCGCCACACGTCTGCTACCTGGCTGATGCAGGGCGGGGCGGACATGTGGGAATCGGCAGGTTATCTGGGGATGACGCGGGAAACGCTTGAGAAGACCTACGGCCACCACCATCCAGACCATCAGGCCGGAGTTGGGAGTACGTTCACGACGGGTAGCGCGGGGAAGCAGCGGGCATGA